AGGAAAGTTGCTAACCAATCACGATTTGATTGGGAGGTGAAAATTTAATGGCTTACGACAAGAAGAATGTTATTGTCGGTGCAGCAGCGTTGTACGTCGGACCACCAGGCACGACGGCTTTTACCACGCCGCCAGCGACAGCGGCAGCGTGGCGTGATGCTGACCTGGCTACAGACCTAGGAACCGGATGGGACCACGTTGGATATACCCAGGAGGGTGTCGAAGTTTCATACGAGCCTGACTACGGTGACGTTGAGGTTGACCAGTTGCTCGACTCTGCTCGTATTTTCAAGCAGTCTATGAGGGTTATGGTTAACACCACTCTTGCGGAGGCAACTCTAGAGAACTTGCTACTTTCATGGGGTCGTCCTGACAGCGATATCACGGCGGGTGCGACTGACATTAAGGGTGGTGCTCTAGGTGAGTCACCTTTCGAGAGAGGTCTCGTGGCTGTAGGTAACAGCGCCGAGGGTGCTTCAGGATATGGAGTAAGGGCGTACCGCCTGTACCGTGCAATTTCATCGGACACTACGGCTCACGCAATGAGGCGTAACGAGCCTACGGTATTCTCCTGCTCATTCCGTTGCCTACCAGATGACGCAACAGGAAGTTACGGTAAGATTACGGACGTAGCAGCAGCCTAAGTTTCAGACTTTGCAGGCCACCGCTTTCGGGCGGTGGCCTGCACATTTTTGCTCTTTTACAATGCCTATGGTATGATTGACTTACTACAAAGGAGGAAAATTGGCAACTACAGTATTCACCGTCCAAGATATCACACTACAAGATGATACCAAAGTGACACTAAAGCCTCTACCGATTAAGAAACTCAGAAAGTTCATGTCGGCATGGAACGAAATGGGAGAAACCGATGGTTCCGAAGAGGCTGGGTTCGACGTTCTCATCAAGTGCGCTGGAATTGCACTGGAGACCGAACTGAAGGCAAAAGGAAAGTTGGACAAGGAACTACCCGCATTCAACGACGAGGGTGCCCTGGTAGACGAGTACAAGGAATATCTAGAGGAAACCCTGGACATAGAGACAATCTACAAGGTTCTAGAGGTCACTGGCGGACTTAAACTCAATGACCCAAAACTAGCGGAGGAGATTCAGAGGGCTCAACTGGCGCAACTTGGGAAGAATTCGACCTAGTTGAACTAGAGGCCGAGGCTTTCATGGCCTGCCCTGGTGCCTGGCACAACTTCGAACATATGGAGGAAAATCTTACCTTGGAGGAACTGAAGGTTCTGGTTGACACAAGCCGAAAGAAGACTGAGCGCGAGCAGAAGTTTGCTGCCGCGCTCAAAGGTATTGATATCGACAAGGGTAAGAATGACGAAGCGGTGGAAGAGGTTCAGCGCAGAGTTGCGGCCAAACTACAGAACAAGTCCGAAGAAGCAGTTAAGTGGGAAGGTGGCGGCTTCGACTACGAAGGATGAGGTGACCTAATTTGCAGAACATCGACATTAACTTCATAGGTCATGGTAATTTTGCCCAGGTTCAGGGGCAGGTCGCCGCGCTTAAAAAGCAGTTTGATGCTCTGAACGTGGCTATGAATCGTGCTGCCTCGCCGCTAACGGGTGGCACGGTAAATCCAGAGGCATATCGAAATGTAGCACGCTCAGCAGAGCAGATGAGCGCCACCTTCCGTGCTGCCGCTGCATCCTCAGGACAATTCAATATTCATCAGTACCGTGGAATCTCTGCGGCTGAGCAGTATACCCAACTTCTACAGAAGCAGAAGTTGGGTCTTTCACAAGTAACAAAGGGAATGGGGACCCTCAAAGCAGCCTACCGCGAGCAACTCGCCCTGCGCCAGTCGTTCTTCACACAATGGGGACGAGACGAGGCCGGTAGAATCGTTGGAGACCTAGCAGTTCCAAACGCAGTACACAAGAGTTGGGACACATTCGCCAATAGGGCCGGATTCGCCAGAGAGGTTCTGAGGTCTGTCTCCACCGCCACGATTAACTGGGGTAAGAATGTCCAGTGGGCCGGTAGACAGTTGATGGTAGGTTTCACCATGCCTATTGCTGCATTCGGAGCAGCAGCAGCAGTATCATTCTACAAGGCAGACCAGCAACTAACTCGTATCGCCAAGGTTTATGACACCACCGCTAAGGGAGTCATGGCCCAGGAGAGGGAACTCGCAAAACTTCGTGCGGATTCCATGAAGACCGGCGAGGTTGCTGCACAGCAGTATGGTGTGGCTTTGGAGGATACGTTGTCTATTGAGGCCGACTTTGCCGCTACCGGCCTTCGTGGCGAGGAACTTATGAGGTCCACCACGGAAACATTGAAGAACGCAACACTTGGTGAAATCGACCATCAAGTTGCTCTAAAGGCAACCATCGCCCTACAGAGCATCCTTCAGCAGAGCGCCCAGGAAACCGCTGACTCATGGGCATACATGAACGCCGTTGAAAACGCCACCAGCCTGAGCATGAGCGACTTCGCTGAGGCAATCCCTATTGCCATGGGACCGCTGGAGAAGATGGGCGGAAATCTGCAAGACCTTGGAACATTGCTCGTTGCCATGAAGGAACGTGGAATTGAGGCAAACCAGGGCGCAAACGCAATCAAGTCCATGATGCAGAGGCTCTACCGTCCTTCACAGCAAATCCGTGAAGAATGGCAGGCGATGGCCGGTGTCAACCTGAAGCAACTGGTATCACAGTCCGATAGCGTTATGGAGATTCTGAAGGGTCTTGATACAGCAACCAGAAACCTACCGGATGAGAAGAGAATTCAACTTCTCGGTGGACTATTCGGAACCTACCAAGTAACCCGTATGTCTGCCATGATGGAAGGTCTGACCGAGGGAACAAAGCAGGTTAGCCGAGTCCTTGACGTCAACAACGACAGTGTGGCACAATGGCGCAGAATTCAAGACCGAGAGTTGGAGAAGTGGCAGAACTCGGTATCCGGTCGATTCAAGACCGCAATTGCAGAGTTGAAGGTCCAACTCGCAGAAATGGGCGAGCCGTTCCTCAACGCCGCCACCTCTGTCCTTGAAGTTGTCACGAAGATTATCGGCGCATTCAACGACCTACCAGAAGGCGTAAAGAAGTGGGCCATGCTTTTGGCTGTGGCCACCGCCATTGCCGGTCCTATAATCATGCTCATCGGTCTTACCGCCAACCTCGTAGGATGGATTGGCAAGTCGGCGGTAGCCATGATAGGACTCGCCACAAGATTCAAGATTCTTGACAGAGACAGCGTTGCCGCAAAGGCAGCCTCCGACCTGGCCACCAAGGGATTTGTGACCCAGACCGAGGCAATAGTAATGCAGACACAGGCCATGAACGCTCTACACAAGTCTTATGTGGCAGCAGCACAAGCCGCAGGGTTCATGCCCACCGCTGCACAAGCCGCTGCCGCGCAGCACGGAATAATCGGCTCTAGTGCGCTTTATGCCGCCACAGGAAGGGCATACAAGCCAACATATAACCCCGCCACTCCACCGAAGACCGGAGGTCTGGGAGGCGCATCTGGTGTTATGATTCTTCCTCAATCTACATATGACAAGATAGATGATGCAACTCGTGGAGCCGCAAACAACACCAAGGAAATGAGTTCCGGTATGAAGATGGCAGCAGCCAGCAGCGGGCTCATGGTCGGCTCTATGGCAGCAATGGCACTAACCAGCAACGAGACAGCAAACAACATCGCCATGTGGGGAATGTACTTTGCCATGTTCGTTCCGATGCTTTCCGGCCTGGGAACTCTCATGAAGGGGCTCACCGCAGCCAACCTCGCTGCCGGTGCAAGCAAGACCGCAGGATTCCTGAAGAGTGCAGTAACCTTTGTTCCTAGACTTGCAATGGGAATGGTGACCGGACTCGCAGCGGCGGGCGGTATTGTTACCGCTATTGGTGCCATTGCCGCAGGTCTAGCATTAGTACAAGCAAAGTCAGACGACGTAGCAGAGAAATGGGATGGAATAGCCAGCAGCGGAAAGGAATGGGCCGGTGTTCTAGGGTTCTCTCACCAGGAAGTCGGAACAACCGTTGACCCGTCCACAGGTGAAGCCGTCAAGAGCATGGCCGACAGAATCAAGGAAGTCCGCGAGAACATGCCTGACGTTGTTTCAGCAATCAAGGACGCCAAGAACGAACAACAGGCAATGGACATTGCAATCCGCCAGGGACTCCAGGTATACCGTGAAGGCGGTACAGCCGCAGATGCCCTAGAGGCAATCAAACTATCCCTGACAGCAGCATTCGACAGCGCAGCAAAGGCAAAGAGGATGATGCTGAGGTTCGATGTTAAGCCGATGTTCAAGACCGACGACACTGTTATCAAGACTGAGATGACACAGATGGTCAGGCAGATGAGAATAGCCTACAACGACGCAATGGAGAAGTCGAATTGGGAGAGTGTCTGGGACTTCATCACTCGTGACGACCAAAGTCTGAACGAGGGCTCCCAGCAGCAGGCCGCAAATGCCGCAAAGACATGGTATGCTTCATGGGTCAACCAGTCCAGAAAAGGCAAGATGGACATGTTCCGCGAAGTCGAAGGACAGTTCAAGGAAGCCCGAGAAAACATCTTCTCAGGAGTGACAACAAACAGAGAAGCAATGTCCATGCTGGGCCGAGCCGGTATCCAGGGTGTCGAAGGCATCATCGGAAAGTTCTACGAGTTGCAGAGAATCCAGAAGAACTTCGGAGAGTTCCAGAGAAAGAACCAGCCAGCATGGAAGGCAATTGAGAATGCCTTCGCTGCCGCAGGAATGGACGCCGAGAAGTTGTTCAACAAGTTCCGCCAGGTCACATCAGCCCAAGGAATCTTCATTCGCAACTTGGCTCTGGAGGCCGGTCTGTCAGAGGAAGCCGCAAACAACATTCAAGGAATGGAAGGCTTCATCCGACGCATGGTTCCAGGCTCAATGAAGATTCGTGACGCATTCCGTGGCTACACGGCAGCATGGCAGGGAATGGATGCCGCTATCAGAATTGCTTCATTCGGCCAGAAGGGAATCACCAAGGAACAGAAACTTCAGATTCTCAACCAGTGGAGAGTAAAGGCCGGTCTACAGGAAACCAACAACCTCGCTGATGGATTCAAGGTTCGTGTCAAGGATGCCACCGCTGCCGCAAAGGAACAAGGCGGCGTTCACGATGAGAACATCAAGAAGATAAAGAAGCAGGCCGAAGAGGTTGCCAGAATTGCCGCAGCATGGCAGAAGGTGGACAAGGCCGCTGCCCTCCGTGGAGCATTCGAAGAGACCATGCAGGATATCGCTGACATTGCCACAGAGAATTTCGAGGCACGCGAGGAAAGGGCAATGAAAGCCCTCGATGCTCGCGCTGAAGCACGCATGGACTCATTCGAAAGAAGGTCCGAGCAGATTTCCAACAGGTTCGACCGCCAGATGGAACAGATGCAGCGCGAGCAGGAACGTGAGACCGAGCAGTTGCAGCGTGAGCAGGAGCGTGAGACAAACCGCCTACAGATTCAGCAAGAAAACCAGATGAACCGTTTCGACAACCGCTGGGAAGCAAGAACCGAGGCGGTAGAGGACCATTATGACAAGCGTATAGACCGTGTAAACAAGGCAATCAGGGCTGAGGAAAGAGCAGAGGAAATCCGCCAGCGCATCTTCGATGCAGAGGCCACCCGAATTCAGCGACTCAACGATATGGCGAACCGCCAGATTGACTTCAGCCTTGCTCTTAACACAGGAGACTTCGATGAAGCAGCAAGGGTCAGAAATGATGCTTCCGCCCAGGTTGAGCAGTGGGCACTGGAAGACGCCGGAAATGCAGCAAAGAACCGCTCAGAGCGCAGGGTCAGCAGGCTACAGAACACCCTCGACAGAATCGAGAAGGAGCGCGACACCCGCATAGAAGCCCTTCAAGATATGGAAGAGGCTCACCGCCGACGCCTGGAGCGTGAACAGCAGCGTGAGCAGAGGGCTTTGGAGCAGTCTCAGCAAAGAGAGCAGAGAGCACTCGAAAACAAGCAGAAGCGTGAGCAGCGTGCAATGGAGCGTGAGCGCGAGCGTTGGGAGCGCCAGAACGAGCGTCGTCGTGAGCAACTACAGGATGAAATCGAGATGGAGCGCGAGGCGGCAGAGAAGATTTGGGAGACCCGCCGAGACCACCTCGACAAGCAAATAGAGAAGTTCCAGAACTTCATCCCTCGCAATGAGGCAATGCTGAAGAAGCACACCCAGCGTCTACTCGGTGAGTACATCGACACCGGAAAGTCCATTGAAGGAAAGGCCAAGGACTGGTCCGGTAGAATCGGTGACTTGCTACAAGAGAACGTCCGTGATGCAGCACGCTCCATTAAGTCTGATATCAACTGGGAGGCGGTAGGTAACTCTGCTGCCACCGCTGTTATCCGTGGCGCATTCGGAATGAGCAAGAACGAATTCTTCAAGTGGCTTGGTCTGCCAGGAAGCGCCGGTAAGGGTGCAGACGGTGGTGGCGGAAAGAACAACGAGAAGAACCGAATGACACCACAGGAACGTCGCAATATGAAGCGCAACGTTGGCCCTATCCGTCGTCACACCGGAGGTGTCATCGGAATTGGTGGAGACAGCGGCCCTGGTGGAACGCCACGAGGAAGCAAACAAGAAGTGCCATTCACCGGACTAAAGGGTGAGGGTGTTCTTAACACCCAGGCTATGAGCCGTCTCGGCCCTTCTGGATTCAGGTCACTAAACGACGGAAGTGCATTCAGCCATTCATCAGCAGGAATTCGAAGCGGTAAGCACCGTGGAGGATTCGGAGAGGGCGTCGCTGGTCTTCTAGGTGGATTCACCGCTGGTGTATCCGGTATGATGGTCGGCGCTGTCAAGCAGGCGGTACTTCAAAAGGGTCGTGAGCAGCAGGCCCTAGACGCAGCAGCCAGTGGAATGTTCACCGCTGGAAAGGCCGGTATGTATGGTGGTCGATTCTTCGGTAAGGAACAACTGAGAAACGCAGCAATCATCGCGTCGGTCGGTAGCAGGATGAGAATGAGCCCACGCGACATTATGATTGGTATTATGACCGCTATTACCGAGTCCGGTCTTATCAACGTAAAGTTCGGTGACCGTGACTCTCTCGGTCTGTTCCAGCAGCGTCCTAGCCAGGGCTGGGGAAGTCCAAAGCAGGTTACCGACCCAGAATATGCATCACGCAAGTTCTTCCAGGCCCTAAAGAGAATCAAGAAGCGTGACGGAATGACTCCATGGATGGCAGCACAGTCGGTCCAGAGGTCCGGTACAGCCGATGGTTCCAACTATAAACCATACTGGGATGATGCACAGGCAATCTTCGGAAGAGGACTGAAGGAGTCTGAGATTGCAGGGGTCAGAAGCGGAGGCCACAGATACCCAGGAGTCGAGCCGGTAAAGCCATGGGTACGTGAAGCCGCTGAATACCTAGGTGCACTACATGATATCAAGACCATCGGTGGCTACCGCCCGACAAGCGCCGTAGCAAACTCCGACCACCCTAAGGGACTCGCGCTCGACCTTATGACCCGCAACTTCGCACAAGGTAACGCAATTGCCAAAACTGTCGAAAGAATGTGGAAGGTGCTTGACGTTACCTACATGATTTGGAAGCAGCGCATCAAGACAAACCCACGTGGACGCTGGGAGCGCATGGAGAATCGTGGAAGTCCAACGGCAAACCACATGGACCACGTTCACCTTTCCTTCCAGAAGAGGGGAGACCTGGACAACCTGCTGAGGTCCGGTAGAGTGGGTGACGGTCCTCCTATTCACGGTAAAGGAAAGAAGCACCGCCCAACCAGAAGAGGAACCCCAATGTCCCGTGGTGGTGCAGTCCACGACCAGTATACCGGATATCCCGCCCTCGACATTGACGGTCAGACCGGAGACCCCATTTACGCCATTAGGAATGGTCGTGTAACCAAGGTAAGACACCTTGGATACTCATATGGAAATCACATCTACCTGGACCACGGTGGATTCAGTTCCCTGTATGCCCACCTAAAGAGCACCAAGGTACGTGGCGGGCAGAAGGTCCGCTCCGGTCAGATAATTGGTAGAATGGGTAGCACCGGGCACTCCACCGGCGACCACCTCCACTTCGGAGTAACCAGACCACCGGGACCACGAGCATACTACCCTAACCTCAATGTAGGCGGAAACATCAAGTGGGACAACACCATCGCCAACCTCCACAAGAACGAGACCGTGCTGACCGAGCCGCTGAGCCGTCAACTGAAGGACGGTATCGCAAATCTTGACAGAGGAACTGGAGACGTGTATGATATTGATATCTCGTATGCGGACCCAACCGTTGACCCTAGGAAACTGGCTGACGATGTTATCAGGGAGATTGACCGCAAGAAGTCCAGAACAGGAGTGAGAAGGACACTTAGACCATGAGTTTCAACAAACTGGTGAAGCCAGAGATAATGACCTGGCGCAAGAGCAACTCGGACCCCGAGATTATCGTAACGGACCACAACAGGGGCGCACTGTCAATCGACACCGAGGAAATTGCCAAGCAGCAGAGAATGGTGAACGGCACGCTGCGCAAGTTCATCGTGGCCGAGAAGCGCACAATCTCAATGTCATGGGAAATGCTGCCGACAGCAGTCGGGGCGGTAGTCGGTGGAGAGTCCAACGGCACCTATTACGGTACCAGCACACTCCAAATACTAGGCGGCGATGGAATCAGAGACTTCATCCGTGACGTTAGGTCCAAGTCTTCATGTGATGCGGACTTCTACGTAAGGCTGTATCGTGGAGACGACAAGCGACCAGATGACGCAACCAGAGTCCAGGCTGACATTGACAAGATTCTGAACCGCAAGGACGACATTCACGTGATGGTTGAAGACCTGTCCTGGGACATTCAGAAGAGAGGCGCAACCTACGAAGGAATCCCCTACGACTTTTGGAATGTGTCGGTGACTCTCGTTGAAGTATAGTTCATCACACGATGTTTACAAGACCATACGAGAATGCTACTCGGTGTATGCTCAGCCGCTCCTGACGGCAGAGTGGAACTATAACAGGTTCTTCTTTGCATCTGCTGAGAACGACTCTGCAAGGGAGTCTCTCTACGGACAGGATACCGCCCTTTTTCCCATCAGGAGCATTGCTGAAGGCCGTCGCCCTGGCAAGGGAATTTGCAAGGCCCGCATCGGTGAGGCAAGAATCTCCTGGGACTATTTCGATGACCCAAGGGGGCCGGTATCATTTGGCGATGGAGCCCGTTACTACATAGCATCAGTAGAGGACACCTACAAATATTGGAGTTCCCCAGCGCCAAGCCAGTCCATAGGAGGCTGGCCGAGCCACGAGGACAGCACTGTCCTGGGCGCAAAGCCAAAGGTGGAATATGAGCGCCAGGTCAGATGCAACAAAATCGTCATAGGAATAGAGAACACCTGGGCCAGTCCCACAGAGTATGACATTTGGATTCGTCGGGCCGGTACATGGACAAAGATTGCCGACGAGTCAGATACCAACATAGACTCAGAAGGCAGAATCATCCTATGGTTCAACTCAACAGGATGGAGTGGAACCCGCACAGACGCCTGGTACATTGGAGACAGGCCACACCAGTCAGAGGGAAGCCCGGTACAGGACTCGGATGACGACGACTCCCACCATGGAGTAAAACTAGATGACGATGACCAGACAGGCGTAGGCTATGACAGCAACTCGGTAAACTACGGACCCTTCCAGTGGATAGATGGAATACGCTTCGAAGCCCACGAAATGAGCAAGTCCGATGCATACCTCAACGTCATCGAGATTTCCGCCCGCCTGGAAAGAAACCTGACTCCCTACCTCATTTCCGTCAGTGACACGTTCGACATGGGGGAGTCCGACCAAGTACACCCAATCGGCAGGGCCTCATCGAACACCGCAGAGGTGCAACTCGACAACGGCTGCATGGTATTCAACAACGACAACAGTTCCACGCAGTTCAAGGGACTCCTTGACGCAAACGTCAGGTTCAACCTGGAATATGTCTTCGACACCTATGACGGTTCAAGCAAGGTTCACGTCCAGCAGTTTGAGATGTACTCGGAAACATGGAACGGACAGGGCGACCAGACCGTCAACGTGCAACTCAGAGACGCATCGAAGTTCCTGCAAGAGACAAAGTCACGACCGATGATGTACGAGAAGTATACGGTGGCAGAAATAGTGTGGCAGATTCTCGACTCTGTTGGGTTCGACAAATATGAGATTCACAAGAGAGACGACGACCCAACGACAACCATCGACATTTTCTGGACAGACAGAGACAAGACCGTCTGGGAGGTCTTCCTAGACCTATGTGAGTCACATCAGGTTGCCATTTACTTCGACGGGTATGGAGTCTTGCAGGTCAAGACAGCCCGTGCCGCCTTCGATGAGAGCCGCAGCCCAGACTGGCAGATTTATGGAGACGACCCGAGCGGTAGTAAGTTGCCTGACCTCGTAACACTAGAAAAGGTAGCACAGTACGAGGCAAACCACGTTACCGTCTCATACCAGCAGACACAGTGGAAAGGAACAGACAAGCACATTCCGGCCAGCGAGATTGTCTGGGAGCCATCGGTTGACGAGGAAGATGAAAGCGAGAAACTCGACAGATACGGCGACCCCGTATATCACCAACTGGAAAGACGCAACGACGACACCATCATCATTCCGTCAGACGATAACACAGAGTCCAGTGGAACGGTGGTGCTTCGTGCCACCCCACTCACAAAGACATTAGAAAAGACAGACGACTATGTTCACATCGACCCCCGTGAGGCACGCCACTGGCCTTTCCGTGGAATTCTCAACATTCAGGGCGAGTTGATTGAATATAGTGGTAAGGAGTACCGCTGGTATACCGGCCCGGGAAACGAGCACGTCAATCTCATTCTCTCCAGCAAGGAGGACAAGAGAAACGCCAACTACAATTCTCCAGTGAACCAGAAGCACAGAAACGGATACACCGGAAGGCTCTGGGTGAACAAGAGAGGTCTCTGGAACAGTGAGAACAAGCGTCATGTGGTCGAGGCCGAGGGCTGGAATGTGCGAAGTCTCCGAAACGGTGATAGGAAGACAAACGCCAAAGGATTCCGTCACATGAAGAAACATTCACAGGTTCGTATGCACACCCTGAAGAAGTGGAATGCCCGCGACATGCTGATAGCGACCAGGGGAGAGCAGGACGACGCCCAGTATTACGGCTATGGTGCCCGCATGTGCATCAACAAGAAAAGCGCAAAGAACGCAAGCGCGGGAATCGTGCTGTTCAACCGAGGCAACAATGAGGCAGGATACTACGTCTCATTCAAGCCAACCAACTCATTGAAGCGTGCAGACAGAAATGAGATGCTGTTCTATGCCAGAAATGACACCGGGGGTGTCAAAGTGTTCGGCAAGGGTGAGCAGATGGCCATTCGTGAAGGTGGCTGGTTCGACGTGGACGTTGTTTTCGAGTTGTCTGGAACCGACCACAAGGTTACCGTAATAGTCAATGGTCTGGTATTTGCAACGTATACAATATCTGGGGCAGACAAGGTACCACCGGGCGGTAAGTTTGGAATGTTCGTCAAAGGCCACGCCCAGGTTGACTTTGAATATATGTATGCAATCAAACGTAACGAGGGAATCAGACCGGACAACTCACAGTTCTTTGACAGAGTGCACGGCGGATATCAGTCCGCCCAATGGGACCGTGAGTGGGTCTGGAACACCAGAATGAAGAAGGAAGACCGAATCACCAAGTTTGACAATGACAAGGACAAGGAAAGATTCGCCGGTAGGTTCATGGATGAATTCGGTCCTATTGTCCATGAGGTAAGAGAGTTCCATGCTGTCTTCGACCCGTTCCCCGTCCAGTTTGCCGACCTGTACCTGTCAAATGACTGGCAGGTTTTTGTTCCAGAGTACCGCTCCGATGCATTTGAGGCCCATTTCGTCTTGACCAATGCAACACGTCAGAATGCTGTCGTCAACGGAGAGGACTCGCTGACCTTCGCAGGCTCAGGAGACAGCGTGAACCAGAGGCTCGCTGTGCTGGGCAGAACCGTTGTGCAGAAAGAGGCCCAGAGAGTCATAGCCCGCAACGACGACATGATTGACCGTCGAGGCAAGATAGACATTGAGATTGCTAGCCAGTGGATTCAGTCAAAGGGTGATGCCCTGCGTCTTGCTGAGTGGATTATCGACCATTGGGCCGGTAGCACCGATGTTCTCAACGTAGAAATATTCGGCAACCCTCTTATCGAACTAGGTGATGTAGTAGAGGTCCAGTCCAAGTACCATGACATGAGTCCAAGCAGCCACAAATACTATGTGACTGGAACCACGTCCTCATTCGACAGCGGCCTTTCCACAAGTCTGACCCTCAGGAGGGTCCGTCCTGCGCCGGGTCCATAGTTGACTTAACGTATAGGCTGGCGTATAATTGCCATATGGCAAAGCAGAATCAACCCGTAAAGAAAAGGATGCACCCGTTCTTTGAGGTGCCACCTAATGTCCTAGACCTAGTTCCCGACGAGGAACTGGTCATTGACAACGACGAGGAAGACAATGACGATACCGACCCTCTGGACGATTCTTTGGAATCAGAGGAACTACCGGCTGTGCCAACAAACTTCACCATCGTCTCGGCAACGTCGAGGTTCGGTCCTGACGGAAGCCAGATTGTTGACTTGATTATAGAAGTGGAAGACGTGGAAGATGTTATCCAGTATGACGTCCACGTAACAAAGGTGTAATATGCTGACAGACGAAGGAAAGATTATAGTCAAGAGATATCTAGAGGGGGCGGTAGGGTCGATTGCCCTCTCTATGGCTCTAGGTCTAGGTAACCGCACAGAAAGCGCAACAGACACAGCATTGCAGTTTGAGTTCGAAAGAGCGGATATCTACATCACATCATATGACTATGCAAACAACCAACTGGTGTTCAAGGCTCTGCTGGACTCAGACATTTCCGGCCAGATTTATGAGATTGGCCTTTTTACCCTGGAGACAAACGAGGCGGCAGGAGAGTTTGGCTCGACCCTGATATCATCATTCGACTCAGACACCGAGGAATGGACAGGAAATGTGACCTGGACGAGCACCGGAACCCGAATCGGGCTCGACTCCCTCATACTCACCCCTGGAGCGTCCACAACGCACACTGTGACGCTCCCAGAAATTTTCAGCGACCTCTCGGGCAACTCCGCTGCCGATAAATTCCTGCTGGCGTTCAACAACGGCAACACCAATGCCAACACCATCACCGTTCGGCTGAAGACTGACGCATCCAACTACTACTCGTTTGTCATTTCATCCCCAGCGACAGGATATACCGTCTATGAGATAACCAAGGGTGCGCTCACAGTGACCGGCACACCATCATGGGACAACATCACCACCCTGGAAGTGGCGGTAAACTCAAAGGCGGCGGGAGCATCAAGTGTGACACTCGACGGACTCAGAATAGAGGACGTTGACACAACAAACCCAGACTATGTTCTTGTGGCAAGAAAGGTTGTCACTCCGTTCACCAAACAAGAGGGGAAGGTTCAGGAGGCAGAATACCGCCTCCCGGTGACAATTGGCTAGACTCCTAGTACGTGACCTTCAGCCCGGTAGCAGATACGGAATCCAACTTCGTTCAAACGACGGCGAGGTTGTTTCCGACTGGTCTCCTATTCTCTACTATGATGTACCCTCTTCAACAGTAAGACCAAAGGACGTTACCGGCCTTTCCTGGACAACCCAGGGAACGTCATTCCTGGCCACATGGAACCCGGTAACCCAGAAGACCGACAACAGTCCGCTCAACGGGCTCGTCACCTATGAGGTCCAAGTCTCCGCTCCAGGTGAGAATGTCACCTACCGTATCAGTGGAACAAGATTCGACTTCACCTTCGAAATGAACATCGAGGCATTCGGAGACCCCGAGCCAAGCCTCACAGTCTCGGTATGGGCAATAGACGTAGCAGGGGTCAGGTCGCTCAACCCGGCACAGTTGACAACCATGAATGCCGCACCGGACCCAATCCCAAGTTTGGACGCGACAGCATACACCAGCCAGGTTCTCCTTGAATGGGAAGAGTCGCCATCAGAGGACGTAGTGGCATATCGAGCATATGCCGGAACGACACCAGGATTTACGCCAAGCGCAGCCAACGAGTTCTGGGCTGGCTCTGCATTCTCCACAGTCTTCCATTCAACAGACACAACCCAGGATTTCTATTTCAAGGTCTATGCTATTGATGTTTTCGGAACAGAAAGCGCCACCTCGCCAGAGTTCGGGCCAATCTCCCCTCTCGGAATTGCCGGTAGTGTAGACACCACCCCGCCAGCAGACCCGACCGGCGTTACCGCGACTGCCGCTGCGAACGCGGACACGTCTGGACAGTTTGCGGACTTGACTGTTTCCTGGACAGGACCAACCCCTGCCAGTGACACCTCTCTTTCTCACTTCAATGTCAGATATGGAACCGGCGGCACATGGAACTATGTCCAGGTTCCAAGAGATGAACTTACTGTAAAGATTTCTAAGATTCTGGCCGGTAGCAGCCTGAATGTCCAAGTCCAAGCAGTAGACTACACAGCCAATGACTCAGCCTGGGTAGCAGCAAACTCCGGTTCCTCCGTATCATTGCCAAAGGACACAACATTCACAGAAACACCTAGCGCCCCAACAGCCAACGCTGGTGCCATGAGAATCCAGGTTGTCCATGACCTGACAGCCTCTCCTAGCGGAACTTTGCCATCAGACCTGGACTACTTTGAGGTATACGCCAGCACCGCCAATGGTTTCACGCCATCCAGTGCCACAATGATTGGCACGATGAAGGTAAATGTTCTAGCGATTCAGACATTTGACATACCGGCCTCTGGTTCATCCGGCACGACACAAACATGGTATGTCAAAGTTCGGGCGGTAGACCGAGCAGGGAACAAGTCTGCCTATTCTGCTCAGGCAACATCAAGCGTCAACCTTATAGCCACAGCCAACATCGGTGACGCCCAGATTACCAATGCCAAGATTAATGACGTAACAGCCAACAAGATTAAGACCGGAACACTCGCCGTTACCGAGACAATCAATGTTGACGGTAGCATAATCCTCGGTACAGCCACAAACCCAGGAAAGATTGAGTCATATGGATATGTCGCTGGTGTGACAGGGTTCCATCTTGACAAGAGCACTCTGGAAATCAACCAGGGCTTAATCAGCGCAGCGGCTCTGAAGTTACAGAGCGGAACCAACCTCATGCCACCGCAGTACGCAGGCTTTGAGTATTCAACCGGATACTACACCACAGAGAACCAAGTTTACTTCCCAGCAGGAACGATTTCCCTGGTCAACACCGACTCTGTTTTCGAGACGCAATGTATCGAAGCCACATGGACGGGCGGCAACGTCCTGGGCGAGATGATTCACCTTACCCCAGAAGCCAGTGACTACAACATTCCACTAGAGCCTGGAGACTATGTTCTTTCCGCATATGTCAGGAACATGGATGCGGCAACAAGGTCATTCTCTGCGGGAATCTACACAGACAACGGAGTGCTCGTAGGAAACACCGGGCCGGTAGACTCCAGTGGCTTCGGCATTACCAGTTCTGTCACCCAAGCCCAGGGATGGAAGCGCATGTACGGTGTCTACACCATCCCAGTAGGAAGAAAAGCCGGTAAGGTAATCATCTATGGTTCAGGTGCATCAGGAACAATCCGCATTGACGGTGTTCAACTAGAGAAGAAACTCGGGCCGGTAGCCTCAATCAATGATGTAGGACCATGGAAGCCAGGAGGCCAAATCACCACCATAGATGGTGGCATGATTAGAACCTCCATGATTAAGTCAACGATGATTGAGTCAGAGGCAATCAAGGTAACCCACCTGGAAGGCCAGAGCGTCTCCGCTGACTGGCTGGAATCAGAAATGGTTATCTCCACCGTTGTCACCACCGGAAGGCCGGGAGAGTCGAGGTTCTGGGTAGGACCATCCGATGCCGCCACAGGCGTCGTCGGTGGACTGAAGATGTTCGATGCAGCCAACAATGCATACATTCACTTCCCTGACGATGGCAGCGGAGCAACATTCTCTGGAACAGTCAACGCGGACGGTGTGACCGTGACCGGAACAACCAAACTTGCCCAGACTGAAATAGCGAAGGGTAAGAACTTTATTCTCAATATGGGAACAACCCCTCCTGCTACCGCCCCGATTGTGTCCGTAGGGTATGACACCTACAATTTCAAGTCAGCAGACCTCAGCACAGCAATGTTTGTTCAAGACCTGGGAGGGTTCGGGGTATCCTACCCCAACTGGTCTAACATTCAGGGAATCACTGTTGGCACCTCAGAGGTCGCCCTGATAGAGACAAGGGTCTCAGGAGCGTTCACCGGCTCGTGGGTGTGGGTCTACAACAGGACACCAGACTCAACAGGAAAACTTCCATGTCTGAGAATTGTCGAGTACCGATTCTCAGACAACAAGCAGCACATCGGCCTTGCCGTCATTTCAAACAGGTACTTCACCATTCATGATAGTACCACGGCGAGCCTGTACGAAATCAATGTGTGGGCCGGTTCCCCAAGAAACTCGTTCACTGCGAGGACAAACCTTCCAGACACGTACTACGACTTCTGTGGTGTTGACTATGGCGACCCGATGACTACCGCCGACAAGATTTTTGTAGGCTTCCAGACCAACGTGAGCGGTAGCACCGGAAATATCACCTACAGGACAATTGCCATGGACACATGGACCATCAGTTCTCCTACCACCACGGCCAACAACGCTGGGTTCTACCTGAAGCCTCCACAGCAGGCAATCAAGGGTAAGTTCGACTACGCCGCTGACAGGCTGGTATTCGCGGGCGGTATCCCATTTAGTTCAAACACCGTAAGAAATGCCTGGGTAGTAGAAACATCCACAGGAACGAGAAAGGCAATAGAGGAATGGAACTATGCTCATGCTGAGACATACCAGACTGCCGGTATCGCCTACGATGGAACATATTTCTACACCCTGGGAACAGACGGAAAACTTGTCAAGTACAGCAACCTGAGATATGACAGTGGTAGCACCTGGCATTGGGTCGGTATCAAGTGGAGAAACACAATAGGAAACACCGACAATCATGAGTCTCCAACACGTTCGTTGCTTCCATATGAGACCTCTCTGGGAGCAACAACAAGCATTATCGTCAATGCTCGTCAGTTCCTCACCGTGTCTCACCCTCTTGTCCCTCTTGACAATGACCCGGTAGTGCCAAATGATGAACCCGACTCTATGGGAATATACATGGTTAGACAGGCTCCTGCTCCTGCTGTTGGTGATTATGTATACCAGGCAAATACCGCCCGATTTGTGGGAGCACAGACATTCGGCTCCCCGATAGCAACATCAGCAACGGCTCCTTCCACAATCACATTTCCTAACGCCACTGCATCTGCTATTCAGTCAACAATGAAACTGGCTGACAACGTTACCCCTCGTGTGGATATCAGGGCTGATGGAACCAGCCGTCTGTACCAGTTGATTCTTGACTCTGCAACAGACGTTAACGCAACGTCAGGAAACACACCAGCCTTGAGAGTTGGACCGCCTACCGGACAGCACCTAAGAGTCGATGGAAACGAAATACAGCCGATGGATAATGACACCACCGTCGGAATCGTGCAGATAGGCCAAGGAGGGGGCGGTATCAGAATTGGTGCCAGTAGCAGTGCAATCGGAAGAGTAAGATTCGCCTCAGCAACCAGCGTATCACTCTCCAGCGGAGCAGGCTCATTCAATCATGGAATGGGCGCTACCCCCGACTTGGTTTTGGCAACCGCTGATGTGGGAACAGCATACGTCGTTGTCAACTCGTATGATGCGACACAGGTTAACGTGACATTCAGAAGACTTTCCGATGGTGTTCTGGATGGAAACGCATCCCGAGCGTGCTCATGGATAGCACTTAAGTTTGCATAGGAGGTGACTTATGAATCTTGATATCCCAGATATTGTCAGAGACCCAAACTCTACAACCTATTCCGACCTTACCGCCTCCGTCCTGACGGGGCCGGTATACCAGGAAGAAAATGAAACATGGACATTTCCGTTCAACCCAGAGATTACCAATGAGACAGAAATGTATAGAATAAAGTTGAGACTAAGAACAACACCAGAGGAAGAACAACTTTACATTGACGCATGGCAGGTTATGGGACAACTCCAGGCAACCGCAGGATTCACCGGAACGGCAACAGCACAACAGTTGACAGACCAAGTGAAACTTCATGCAAGCATCCTGAATAAACTGATTCCTCTTGTTCTTACGAAGTTCGAAGGACTTTACCAACTGGGGGGTTGACAAGAATAGAGAGGATGGATTATACTTGTCTTTAGAAGAGAAAGAGATACAAATATATGAATGATAAGGTAGTTGAAGTAGATACTCATAGATATCTGCTGAAAATAGAGCATTATAAGCAGCGTGTAGCAGAACTTTCCCGAGAATACGAAGAGAAAGTGGCTGACCTGAGAGTTCAAGTCACCATTCTCTCAGACTCTCTGGAGAAGTTGCAGAAAGAACTAAAGGATAGGGACGGTCAGCCCGATGTTTCAGAGGAAACCGAAGAAGCCGCTTCCTGATACTCCACAAGTGTATCCCAGCGGAGTCTGTGTACGCACAGAGAAAGGCTGGTACTACATAAAGGGAACCAAGAGATTCCGCCTTGTCTCAGACAGGGTGGTTTCTTCTTGGGGATTCCCTCGCGTCTATGATACCACAGAGAAGGCCCTGGCGAAATACCCGGTGGCCGGTAGGCTCGGGTTTCGAGACGGTAGTTTGATTCAGAATATAACCAATGGTACAATGTATATTGTAGCGGATAACCGCCGAAGGCCGGTAGTCAGCCCAGATGTGCTAGACCTACTAGGAATCGACAGATTCTCCTTTATGGTGGTATCCAAAGAAGAAATCGAACTACAGAAAGAGGGAGAACCAGTCTAAGTGGCAGTATCATCATTCAAGCCTATCTCGTGGCAGCCAAACGAGGTAATCACCGAAGGCAAGATGGACCGCATGAGCAACAATGACAACTGGCTAAGGTCTCATCGAGTCGAAGGTCTCTACCGCGCCCCAGGCGCACGTCACAACACGTGGGTCAAGATGGCCTCGGGGTACGTAATCATTCCTGCCAGCAAGCGAGCAAGAGCAAACAACGAAGTCTATTTCGGTGAGTTCTTCTCGCCAGGCTGTCATCCCATTGTAACTACAGGCATCATCAGCCAGAGAAACCGTCTGGTCTTTCTTACGGTGAACGGGTTCGGGAAACTGGACCCAGACCGTCGAGGGTTCAAAGTATTTGTGCGCGTACAGGCTAAACACAAAAAGAACCAGCGCATCGCCCGTGGCCTCCACATTCACTGGACCGCCGTGGGATACTAAGGAGATTTCATGCACAAGTTGAAAGCCATTATTCAGAAGACATACGAAAGGGTCGTCATGTGGCGACGCACACCCGCCCCTATCCAGGGTGTCCTGTTTTCTGAGAGGATGGCGCTGCATGAGGTACAGACAACAGAAAAGAACACGTAAGTATTACTCTGCCAAGAGACGAGCGGTAATGGCTCAGGGGGATGAAATCAACCACCTGGAGGTTTTCGAGAGAGACAACTGGATTTGCCATATCTGCAAGGAGCCGGTAGACCCAAAGTTGAGAAAACCAAACAAGATGGCAGCAACAATAGACCACATCATCCCTATCAGTCTAGGTGGAGGACACTTCTGGGACAATGTTGCCACCGCCCATGCAATCTGCAACTTCAGCAAGTCAAACGTGACATTGAGCGCCTGACGTGTTAGAATGGAAACATGAGAAGGGTGTGGGCGCTTGTTGTCCTGATGATATTCCTGCCGTTGTTGATGGTTATTCCCGCTACGGCTGGTCAGCCTGGTCCCAACGTACCGCCCGTGAATCCTCCACCAGTCGTCTTTCCGAAGAGAGTGGAGTTGAGATGTGATGCGGGAGAAAGAACATGCCGATTCAGGATTGATGGAGAAGGCGGTGTCGTGGGGAACAACTCTATCGACATTCTTATTCGTAGGGTGGGCAGGCTACCGGCTCGGCCTCCACGAGTGGTTCGTGTCCCTGGCCCGGTTCGAACTAGAACGATTACGCCACCCCGAAGAACGGTCACAATCAGACCCGCACCAAGAACAGTCAGAGTCACCACGGAATCAGGGGGAGGCTCGTCCTCAGAAACAGTCACCAGACGCCGTGTAGTGCGCGTTCCCGGCCCAACAAATACGGTCACGGTAGGACCACCCCAGACCACCGCCACGACAATTACCAGGCCCCGTGTTACCATCACCGCTGAGAATCCGCTACCACCCAGAATAACGGTCACGTCTAGCCCTACTGGACAAGCACCTAGTCCTCGTGCTACAATAACGGAGACGCCAGAATCAGCCCCGACGAAGAAACTCAGCGTTGCGGTCACGATTCCGCAGGCGGTAGGAATTAGTGTGCTAGGAATTCTCATCCTCATGGCTATAGTTCTGGCCGGTATGTACGCCGGATATGCCCTGGGATTCAAAGAGTCGGACGACCAGAGCGTAGAGTTCCTGACGTTCCTACGAGACAAACTTAGATAGGATACAATGACAAACGACATTAAGTGGCTGATGGTTAGCGATATCCATTTTCCTCTGCACGACCAGCGAAAGGTTGAACTGTTCCTGAAAGTGGCTAAATGGTTCAAGCCTGACGCGGTAGACCTTTTGGGAGACATTGACAATGCCGACTCCACAAGCCGATGGGCGGACGGAGGAACCGGCGAGTTCAAGGGAATCGAAGACGAAGGTGTCAAGGACACCCGGGACTTCCTGGTTGACCTCAGAAAAACGGTCGGTATGGATGCGGAGTGTCATTTCCACGACGGTAACCACGGTTGGACTCGCCACGAGCAGTACCTAGACAGAAAAGCACCCACATTCAAGGAGTTCATCACACCTGACCTATTGTACGAGTATTCCAAGGTCGGGTTCGAATGGCATCGTTATGACGAAGCGCCGGTACACAGGTATGGCGACATGTATGCCCACCACGGAGAGAGCGTATCCAAGCACTCGGCCGAGTCGGTACGAAATGATGTTCTCAATTGGGGTTGCAGTCTCGTCAGAGGGCACTCTCACAGACAGGGCTCATACTACAAGACCTATGACCTTACCGGCCAGAAACTCAGAGGATTTGAGATAGGCCACCTGTGTGACGAGAACAAGATGAGTTACACAATCACAAAGGACTGGCAGGCTGGCTTCGCCATAGCCCATGTTGTTAACGATTATCCTCACTTTTCTCTCGTTGAGATTGTGGACTATACCTGCGTAGTCGATGGAAAGCGATTCGCAGCGTAAGGGAAAGTCTGCTATAATGAGAGTATCCTTTGGATGAAGGAGGTTAACTATGGAATATGCAAAGGCTGGACTAGCCGTTGTCGCAACCGTTCTCACAGCACTTGTCGCTGCCTTCACAGGCGGTGTGACAGCAGTGGAATGGGTCAACGTAGCAATTGCCGGTGTCACAGCAGCAGCGGTATTCGCAGCACCGAACGTGCCAGGCGCAAAGTACACGAAGGCTGTGCTCGCCGTCCTCGGCGCGGTACTGGTCTTCCTGACTTCTGCAATTATCGGTGGACTTTCAACACCTGAACTAATGCAGTTGGTCGTGGTTGCACTTGGCGCTCTCGGCGTCTACGCTGTGCCTAACCGCTCAGGCCGCAAGGTGGTGGCTTGATGTTTTGTGGCAAGTGCGGAGGAAGAATGTTCGTGGACAGAGTTTTCTCAGAGAACAAGAACTATGAGTTGTTCTGCATTCTCTGTGGGAACCGTCCCTTTGTAGGGAAAAACACAAGTTTCGGAAGATGGCTACACAGAAAAGAAACGGCGCTCGCAAACGCGGCAGCAAGAAAAAACTAAAGTTCTGGTTCCTCAACGACGAACTTCACATGACCCTACACATAAACAGGCCGGGAGACCTGATAACGGCGTGGTCCTACCCGCGAGGCAAGCGGGTAGGCTACTCCTACTCAGACGTACTCAGAAACCACAAGCCGGGTTTCACAACCATGGAGGTTTCAAGAATGCTCAACAGACATAGAGTGACTGTTGAGAACTATATTCTCAACGGAATCATACCGGCCCCTCAGTTTACATACACACTAGAAGACAGAAAGAAGCACAAGTATATGTGGAGGGAGGAAGACGTTTTAAGGCTACATGAGTATGTCGCCAACCTGCATCACGGAAATGCAAGGAACGACGGGTGCATCACACCCTGGCCTCCATTGCCTACCGCCCGTGAGTTGCGGGCCATGATGCGCGACGGAATCGTCTACTACGTAGAGACGGAGGACGGTTTCAAGCCAACATGGAAAGCGGAAGAAAATTTTGTCTAAAGCAAAGTACACACCATTGGAGTATTTCGACGAAGATGAAGTCTTAGACAGTCCCACCGCTCTGAGACAAGCGGCCATGGCACTTGACGTGGCGGCACAGTTGGCGGTAGAATCAAGGGACACCGAAACCCTCATCGCCGTCTCTATGGGATGGACAAAACTGTCAGAGTCCCTAGGGGAAGAAGAGGAAGAGGAAGAAGAGAAGGACAAGGAAGAGAAGCCCCAAGTCGGGTTCTCATCAGGAGGAATGAATGGCCAAGCAAGTAACGGACGAGACAGAAGTAACAGTGGCTAAGAAGGTTCTGACCGAAGATTGGGTCGAACTCCACATCGAGACCACCAAGAACACAGGAAATTTCGAGAACGTCAGAATTCGTCTCGGATATGGAAGGAACGTCAGAGACGGAGAAACTCCCGGCGCGGCTATCGACAAGATGTATGAACAGGTCGGTACCAAGTTGGTCGAGAAGGTAAACTCAGCAGCAGCAGACTTGTCATGACCCCACAGCAGCAGGCCCACGCCCTCATCACCTATTTCGAGAAGACTTACGAAGACAAGTATCATCGTAAGCCCAAGGTGAACAGGGTCGCTGACAAATGGGGATTCCTAGACATTCTGCAAGACCTTGACAGTAAGAGGGTGCAGCAACTAATCGACTTCTACTTCATGACAGGGGGAACTCACACAATAAAGAACTTCATGTTCAACTATGACTCTCTTCTGGAAGGACTGGAAGAGAAGGAACAGGATGTGGCAGCCCGCCGCAAACTGAGGCAAGAGACAAAGCGGAGGATGGAACAAAGTGGCAACGCCAGAAGCGAAGGTAATTAACTCCGTATGCAAGAACAAGGACATGGCATCCCTGCTCTCTTTGCAGGTTGATGACCTGTTCGTGGGATATGCAGATGTGTGGCAGACCCTAAAGACGTACTACAGCAAACACCGCAAGGTGCCCGACCTGTCCGTTCTCCAAGAGCGTCACGACGACCTGGAGGCGGTAGAGGTAAATGGTGAGACCTCCCACTATGTAGATGAACTCAGAAGTGAATTCATCAACAACCGCATGGAGACCATCATGGAGCGTGCGGGTGAATTCCTGAAGACAGAGGCACCTACGCTCGTGCTGTCAAGAATGCAGCAGGAACTTGCAAGACTCAACAAGTATACCGCTGGTGTCAGGGACTTCAACCTCACCGACGTAAACAGGCTGACCGAGCATTTCGAGGAACGCCGCCAGCGCAGTGAGGAAATGCAGGGTGTTCCCGGTATCACCACCGGCATAAAGTTCATCGACCAGGCTTATTCGACAGGAATGGGCCAGGGTCACCTAGTCGTATCAATTGGCTGGCCAGGAAAAGGAAAGACGTGGCTTGCATCATACATCGCCATGAACGCCTTTTTCAAGGGTTACAAGCCGATGATATTCTCCCTGGAAATGACCTCGGAGAGCATGGCAGAGCGTATCGTGACCATGATGGGAGACGGCCTCTTCAGCAATGCCGCCCTCACACGTGGTGATATCAACATGGACGATTTCAGCACGTTCTCCAAGAAAAAACTGCTCGACCGTCAGGACTTCATTCTGGTGGAAAGGGACGGTATCGCAGATGTAACACCGAACATGATTGGCGGTAAGATAGAGCAGTACAAGCCCGACTTCGTTGTGCTCGACTATGCTCAGTTGTTCAGCGACAACCGCCACACAGAGGGCATGACACCACGCATGATGAACTTCTCGCGTGAGGTCAAGGGCCTCGCCACGGCAAATAGAATCCCGATTCTCCTGATTACCGCCGCCACAGCGGAGGAAAACAGCGACCTCAACGACCCGCCAACGCTGCACAAGGTGGCATGGAGCAAGTCGATTGAGTACGATGCGGACCACGCTTTCGCGGTACAGTACAATGAGGAATCTGGTCTATTCGAAGTAGTATGTCGAAAGAACCGTTGGGGACCGTACTATGCAGGGTTCCTAAACTGGGATATCGACAAGGGAATCATTAGAGAGCAGTTCGATTTCTAGTGCACGGACACATAAAAGCCTTCAACATGAAGGGTGACATAGAAGAAAAAAGGCTGGTACAGACCAGAGAGAGACTGATAAATGACCTGGAAGGGCAGATGCGGGACTGTGGATATATTCCGGTCCTTGACATACCGCCTCAGTTCAATGTATCATACCATAGTGACAAGGGTGGCACATTCACCTTCAAACTGACACTATACGGAACATGGATGGGAGAAAGAGCGTGGCAAGTAGATGGAATGCTGGATGGGAAGGTACTTCCGAAGTCTACACCGCCGCGCAAGTCGAAGCCGTCCTAGAAAACTCTGATGTAGAGATAGTAGGTGAGACCGCAGAGGTATTCACCTGTCTATGCCCATATCACGGAAACACGGATACGGCTGCCTTCGCGGTGAACAAGCGAAACGGTACCTACATTTGCTTCAATCCGGCCTGTGGCCGAAGCGGAAACCTGGAAGGGCTGGTAATGTCCTTGCAGAATGTAGGCGTCTACCAGGCGAAGCGTATCATCATGCGTCAGAGGCGTGCGGGAGGCTCGTCGTTCCAAGACAGGCTGAAGGAAATTCTGGCCGATGAGCCCCTACCCGCATTTCCTCAGGACATAATCTACAGGCTGCACAGCCAACTATGGAAGACGCCTCATGCCCTGGAATATATGCACGACAGGGGGTTTGAGGACGACACCCTGAGTTATTTTGAGGTAGGCTATTCAAACGCCTACGACAAGCGTCTAGGTCGTGACAAGGACATGATTACCGTCCCCATGCATGACTACCAGGGCAACCCTGTGGGGCTGGTGGGCCGCTGGGCCTCCCACACAGAGAAGATATTCAGAAACTCTGACAAACTACCCAAGAAAGAGACGCTTTTCAACCTGCACCGTGCACGAAAAGTGGGCGGTACAGTCATTATTGTGGAAGCAACCTTCGATGCCATGAGAATACACCAGGCGGGCTTCCCAGGAGTAGTCGCTGTGCTTGGAGGCCATATCTCACCATGGCACATCGCACAACTCAACAGGTATTTCGATACCGTCATCATCATGACGGACTACGACGACTGGCAGTATTATCCCAACTGCAAGAAATGTGGGAGGAAATGCAAGGGACACCGCCCTGGACGTGACCTGGGCAACCAGATTGTCGAACAACTAAGAAACAAGAAGATGCGCTGGGCGGTAACCGACGAAGGGGCGGTATTCCCAAGGGAGCAAAAAGACGCCTGTTCAATAACAGACGAAGAGATAAGAACAATGCTCAGGAATGTCATCCCCAACTTCAAATACCAGCAACTACCCCTTGCATCAAGGCACAACCCGTGCTATAATTGAGTCACAGGGTTCAACATGGACCCGCACATTTTAAGGAGATATACATAACAGATGGGTGTACTAAAAGGACTAAAGGCAATCAAGGCTCACCAGGCCGAGCAGGAAGCCAGGAGAGAAAAGTCTGACCGTCCCAAGACAACTTGGTTCAAGTTGCAAGGTGGAACGTCAGCAAAGGTCAGGTTCCTTCAGGAACTAGACGAGGAATCCCCACACTATTCGGAGAAGAACGGACTCGCCCTCATGGTGGTCGAGCACCGTCACCCGACACGCTTCATGCAGAAGGCGGTTTGCACCGCCGACGAAGGCGGATGCTGGGCCTGCGAAATGAACGCAGCGAACCCGCGTGAGGGATGGCACCAGAGAACACAACTATATGCTAACGTCCTCGTGGACGACGGCACGAACGAGCCATACGTGGCGCTGTTCTCACGAGCAGACGGAAAGAACTCCATCGTCGGAACAATCGTGGAATACGCGGAAGAGAACGACAGTATCTCAAACCGCTGGTTCAAGATTACCCGCAAGGGTACCGGCAAGGAAGACACTTCCTACTCTATTATGGGATTCGACCCCAAGGATGACGTGAACGTCGAGGACTATGAACTCTTCGACCTACAGAACGTTCTCCGTGAGGTTCCCTATGACAAGCAGGAAGAACACTATAATTTCGTCTGGGAGAACAGAGACAACAAGGACTCTGCTCCCAAGGAAGAGACAACTTCAATCAACGAGAAGTGGTGAGCGTGCGGGGTGGCCTTTCGGGGCCACCCCCGCCGCATGGTTACAGAGAAATATCGAAGGTATCTGAAGAGTGACAAGTGGAAGGCAAAGCGACAGGCTTATTTTGACCGATATGGTTACTCCTGCAAGGCGTGTGGCACCAGAAAAGGGCCTATCCAACTACATCACCTTGACTACAGCAGAATCTTCAACGAACGGCTCAGTGATTTTGTTTCACTGTGTGTACCCTGTCACCGTGAAGTGACAAGAGTCTACCGGCGCAACCGCAGAGTAGGTCTGCGTCGTGTTACAATGGACTATATAAGATACAGGCAATCCCGAAAGCCTGCGAACGGAGAACAATGACTTTTTCACATTTGCACGTCCATAGTTATTTTAGTCTCATGGATGGCTTGTCCAGTCCACGTGAATTGCTTGAAGCAGCGAAGGCCCAAGGCCAGTCCGCGCTCGCAATTACCGACCATGGTACTATGAGTGGACACAGAGACTTTCAGCGTGAAGCCAAGAATCTAGGCATGAAGCCCGTTCTCGGGCTGGAAGCCTATATCTCTCCTACTACCCTGGACGACAGGAGGCCGGTAGCCAAGAGAGACGACAACACCAAACTCTACAACCACATCATCCTACTAGCCAAGGATGCAAACGGATACAGGAACCTCTCCAACCTATCAGAGATAGCATGGACCCAGGGTTTCTACTCAAAGCCAAGAATTGACAGGGCTGTCCTCGCAGAGAACAGGGATGGTCTCATCGTGTTGTCTGGATGCATGACCGGGCTAATCTCCAAGGCCATCGAGAATGGCAATGAAGACCAGGCAAATGACCTGACCCGCTGGTTCAAGGAAACCTTCGAAGAGAACTTCTACATGGAGATTCAGCCACACAACCCTGTTGAACTTAACATGGGACTGCTGGAACTCGCAGACAGGTTCAACATCAGGCCGGTAGTGACTGGTGACTGCCACTATGCCAAAGAAGAAGACAGATGGAGAGAAGAGGCAATGCTCATCCTCTCTACCGGCCCGAACATCAACAGAAAGGCAACCTATGAGTCAGCAAAGGCACAGCCGAATATATTTGCCCGCCTCAACCATCTCTATCCAGACAGAGCAATCAGTTTTCAGGACATTGATGTATTTGTCACAAGCGAGGACCAGATTGCAAAGGCACTACGGAATGCATGTATTGACCGGGCAGACGTTATTGAGAACACTGCTAGAATCACCGATAGTGTAGGTGAGTACGACTACCACGAAAAGGGAGAGTTCCTTCCGCGTCCCAAGACAGACAACCCTTCCGCCCTTCTCAGAAAGAAGGCATACGAAGGGCTGAAGCGTCGTGGGCTGCATGAGTCAAAGCCCCATGTTGACCAACTGAATGTTGAACTGAAGGTATTCAGCGACCTGGACTTCGACCCGTACATCATCATGGTGGCGAATGCCGTATCCTGGGCCAAGAAGCAGGGAATCAGAGTCGGGCCGGGACGAGGTAGTGCAGCAGGCTCAGTAGTATGTTACGCCCTGGATATCACAGACGAAGACCCGCTGGCCCACAACCTCCTGTTCTTCAGGTTCGTCAACCCAGAAAGAATGGCAGCAGGAGAACTTCCTGACATTGATATTGACTTCGAAGACAGGAGAAGGAACGAGGTAAAGGAATACGCCAGGAGGCAGTACAAGGACGTGGCCTCGATTGCCACATTTGGGCGCTTCCAGGGAAAGAACTCAGTCAAGGATGCCTCCAGGGTTTTCAACGTTCCTCTGGGTGATGTGAACCGTGCCTTGAAGGCCGTTCACACAGACCCAGCCGAGACTTTCTTTGACCGCTGGGAGGCCACTCCTGCCGGTAAGAAATTCAAGCGGGACTACCCTGAGGTGGTGGGCCTGGCCCAATTTTTGCACGGTCGTATCAGGCAGATAGGCGTCCATGCTGGCGGTCTCATTGTGTCCAGGGAGCCAATCAACCAGTACGCTCCAATTCAGACGGTAGCGGAGAAGGGAAATCCCAACAGGGTGCCTCTCGTCGCTCTCGACATGGAGGACGTGGCCGGTATCGGCTTTGTGAAGCAGGACTTCCTAGGTCTGAAGAGTCTCTCCGTCATCGAAGACACTGTTAGACTTATCAAGGAACGCCATGGCATAGAAATCGACACGGCCAGAATTCCAAGGGACGATGCTCGTGTATACAAAATGCTCTCAGAGGGATACACCAAGGGAGTGTTCCAGTGTGAGCAGCCAGCGTACACAGGAATGCTTATCAAGATGGGCGGTGTCAAGAACTTCGATGAACTAGCGGCGTCAAATGCTTTGGTTCGTCCTGGTGCCATGGACTCCACCGCTGGAGCAGCGTTCATTGCACGAAAGAACGGACGTCAGACCGTCCAGTACCACCACCCTGACATGGTTGAATTCACCAAGGAAACATACGGAACCATCATCTACCAGGAACAGGTCATGCTCACCATGACAGAACTGGCCGGTATGTCAATGGGAACAGCCGACAAGGTACGTAAGATTATCGGTAAGAAGAGAGACGTAAGAGAGTTCGAACAGTATAAGGAAGAATTTGTCGAAGGCGCGAGCCGGAAGGTATCCAGGTTGGTAGCAGAAAAACTCTGGCACGACTTCGAAGCCCACGCCAACTACTCGTTCAACAAGTCCCACGCTGTCGTCTATTCCCTGCTGTCCTACTGGACGGCCTGGTTCAAGGTAAACTACCCAATAGAGTTCATGGCATCCGTCCTGTCCAACGAGGGAGAGAAAGAGTCCCTGCTCGACTATCTCATTGAGACCAAGCGTCTCGGAATAGAGGTCATGCTCCCGCACATCAACAGAAGCGGGGTAAACTTTGAGATTCAGCAAGACGGAGACAGTGAGGCGATTCGCTTCGGCCTGTCCAACATCAAGAATATCTCAGACACAGGAGCACGTCGCCTGATTGACAGACGGCCATTCTCTACGTATAATGAGTTGTATGAGATTGTCATGGCCAAGGGCAGCGGTCTCAACGCAAGAATGCTCCAAGGGCTCAATGCAGTAGGAGGCGCGGCATTCAGGGACAACCCTAGGACAGGAAACGAAAGGGAGAACTTCTACGAATACCTCAACATACCGGCCTTTGAGCACAAGGTTCTGCCACCTTCGATGGTGGTGCAGTTTCGTCCTCTTGACGAGTTTGACCCTACTGACGCTTTTGTGTCACGTGCTATGGTCAGAAGCATCAAGACTGGCCCTGGCTGGGCTAGGCTGGATTTGGTTGACGAGTCCGGTACAGCGGGTGTGTTCACTGACGAGAATACCCCGATTGAGTCGGGAAACATGTACGTCTTCCTTATCGCCAACAACAGAGTAGCAAGATATGTCAGCGTCAACGACCTCAGCATCGGTGACGGCTCAGAGTTTGAGGAATTCCTGAAGGCAACGGAGTTCCCAGACATTCCTGACAGCATGGTCAGGGTGGTGTCCTTCAGGACACGCAAGACGAAGGCCGGAAAACTCATGGCCGATGCAGTGTTTGCTGACAACCAGAAGGAACTTATGGGGGCGATGATTTTCCCCCAGCAATACCACAAGGCTTTCGGCAAGTGCAAGGAAGGGGCGGTAGTCGATGTTCAGTTCGATGAAACTCAGGACGGAAGCATATTTGTGAGAAACGTACTTTAGGAGAAGTATGACTAACGAAGTTGAGGACTTGCGTAAGCAACTCATCGGGGTACAGGAAATGCTGGCCCTGGTGCTGAAGCAGGTCGGTCAGCCAGTGGTTGTGACTGGCAAGACAATCCGCGAAGGTCTGCCCGCAGGGGTAGGAATCAGCGTAGAGCAGGACATTGAGAATGACTGCTTCATATTCAGTTTGGAGAATCACGCAGATGGTGTCCCTCAGGAACCTAGCGGACAGGATTCATAACACAGCAAAGATGAAGGGGTTCTGGAAGGCCCCGACCATGATGGACGTGTACGTCGCCAAAATCTGTCTCATCATCAGTGAGGGCGTGGAAATTATGGAGGCTCTACGCAAGGACCAGGGTGCCCAGAAGGTCACCGAGGAATTTGCCGACCTCTTCATCCGTGCTCTGGACGTGCACCATACACTAGCCCAGGCAGGACTAGCAGACCCTAATCTTGAACTGGCGATACAATCGAAAATGGAGAAGAATGACCGTAGGCCAGTCATGCACGGGCATCGCTGGGGTTGAGATTCTAAGTGACTTGTGGTATAATTGAAGGTGATATGACCGATATTGACGAGATTCTGGCTAGGCTGAACCCCTCCGTTCGTGAGAAGGTTCTGAAGGCCCTAGACACCACAAGCGATAAACAAGAACTGCCGAGCATTGGACTTACAAGAACACTCGGTGGCGGCATAGGATACGGCAGGCAGACATTACTTTGGGGAAACCGTTCAAGCGGCAAGACCCTGTTTGCCTTACAGACGGTCTCCAAGGCCCAGCAGGAAGGCAAGGGCTACGCCTGGATTGACGGCGAGCGCAACTTCGACAAAGATTGGGCCGGTAGGCTGGGTGTAGACAACGACCAACTAATAGTATCACAAGTAACAAGCATATCAGATGTAGCAGACGCGGTATCAGATATGATTAGAGCGGGGGTAGACGGTGTAGTAATCGACTCTATCTCCGCTCTACTTCCATCATCGTTCTTCAGTGACAAGGATGAAATGAAGCCAATGGAGAATACCGGCCAGATTGGTCAGTTCTCCAAAGACATAGGAACGCTGTCCAAGATGATTAACTCCATCAACCACAAGGCGGCGCTCATCCTTATCTCCCAGGTCAGGACGAACCTAGGCGGCTATGTGGCAATGCTGAAGCCTATGGGCGGACTCACGATTGACCACATGAACAGCACAAGCATCAAACTTTGGAGCAACACATCAGATGTTAAACAAATTAAGGGAGAGATTAGGAACGGAGATTATCTGTATAAGGCACCAATCGGACGGAAGGTTGATTGGTTTGTGGACAAGAACAGGGGTCCTGGTATGGGAATGTCAGGAGCCTACGACCTTTACTATGCAGGAGATTTCGTTGGAGTTGATACCTACGGAGAACTTATTGACCTTGGCGTCGAGTTAGGCAAGGTCCAGAAGAAAGGAACCTCCTGGTACACCATATACGGAGAGCAGTTGCAGGGTAAGACAGAAGCCTCCAAGTATCTCCGAGAGACACCAGAGATTTTCGAGAAACTGAAGGGTGATATTCTTGACTAACCCATATGCAGCCCTGGTGGGCAACGCCAAGCCCAAGAACAGTGAGAAGATAGGCGGAAACTTCCTCTGCGAGAGGCCGGTAGACTCTTTGGGTAGACCCTGCTGGGAATCCGCAAACGAGGCGGTATACTACCCAGATGACAAGATACTCGTCTTCGTCTGTCCAAAAGGACACACAACGACATTAGAGAAGTTCAGGCTATGAGCGAGCGCAACGAGATAAAGAGGGATGGCGCACGCCCGCAGAAGAACTCAGGGCGCGGTAGAGACAAGGGCGATGCCATTCTAGGCCCTTTCTGCTATGATGTAAAAGAGTTCAGCATGGTGTTCTCAATCTCCCAGAACGTATGGGGAAAGGTGTGCACCGATGCCCTCAGAGCCAGGAAAGAGCCAGCCCTGAAAATCGTCCTGGGCAGAGGAAACGACAAGACCCGGCTATGGGTCATATCAGAGGACATGATGAATGAAATGCTAGACGCATGGAGGGACAAGTACAATGGTGGTAGTTAACGACGACACACCGCTGGGCTACCTAAGCCAGATTCAGGACTTGGTTGACTTGCACGACTATCTGCAAGATGACGAGTTTGCCAATGCGTGCGACCGTGCGCTGAAGTGCATCGCCAAGCCCATGATTCCCGACGCCAAAATCGGGCCGCTGATTGTCGAACTACAGGCTTACTCCTTCCAGTTCCATCTAAAGGCCAACACATACAATGGACTGAAGGCAAACGGAACAAAACAGAACAGAGACAAGAAGAACGCATACTACGCAATGTACGACGCCCTTGACAGGCTGGTGGACGCCTTGAAGATTCAGGCGAGGTTCGGACGTGGCTAATGGATAACATAACCCCAGGTAGAAACTTCAACCCGGCCTCAGGAGACTTCGATGTAGCCACCATGAACAAGTTGCTGGACGACGCCTACCTCCAGCAGCGCCGAGCGGACAGTGACAAGGCGAAGAAATCCTTTGCCCCTTCCGGCCTCGGCTGGGGTTCAGGAAACTGTCCTAGATTCTGGTACTACTCATTCAAGGGCGGTATCACAAGAGTAGACGACAATGACGCCAAGAGTATAGCAAACATGGCCTATGGAACACAGGCTCATGACCGCATCAAAGACTTGTTCAAGCGGGCGGAAGTGCTAATTGACGACGAGATTAAGGTAAACTCTTCCGACCCTCCCATCTTCGGATTCGTTGACCTGCTCATTCGATGGCAGAACGAGTCCGTCCCAGGTGAGATAAAGACGGCCAAGCAGGAGTCTTTCAATATCCGCAAGGCAAACAAGCGCCCACCAGGCTACCACCTTATCCAACTTCTCATCTACATGAGACTGATGAACAAGCAAAAAGGTTTCTTCCTTTACGAGAACAAGAACACACAGGAGTTGCTGGTAATCCCGGTAACCTGGACGGACGCAAACACCAAACTTGTAGACGATGTGTTCGACTGGATGAGACAGACCTACAAGGCTTTCGAGGAAGACAAGGCTCCCAAGCGTCCGTTCACCATCAAGAGCAAGACCTGTAAAGAATGCCCATTCTACAAGAACTGCTGGGAAGACCCAGAGGGCAAGGTTGAAATCCCACCACTGGAGTTGCCGAAGTAAGGTGGTGATACAATGAAGTGTGCAAGAGACGGATGTGAAGTTGAATTTTCTCAGAAAACTCACAATCAACGTTATCATGACGCAGAATGCTGTCGGCTGGCAACAAACGAACGCCTGAAAGTCAAATACCATGAGGGTCGAGCCCGCAGGCGAGGGGCGGTACGGCTCTGTGCGGTGTGCGGAACAACCCGACTATCAAGATACAATGAGAGTAGAGTATGCTCAGGCTGTGAGGACAGCCACAGAAAGGAACTGAATAGGGGACTGGCAGATTTGCTGGAATCAATAGCATCATAATGGTACTGGAAGGACTGAAAAAGACACAGGCTTCAAGGGTTATGGGAATCGACTGTTCGACACATAGCCTGGCCTTCACGGTATTCTGGAACAGACGTCCCGTCAAGTGGGGCAAGATAAACTTCAACGGGTCAGATGTTTTCGAGAGGCTCTCCGACGCAGCCGACAAGATTCGGGCGGTAGCCAAGGATTTCGATGTTGACTACATAGCCTTTGAGTCCGCTATTCTAGCCAAGGTACAGAATGCTGACGTAACGATAAAACTAAGCATGATGTACGGCGTGGTAATAGCAGAACTCCTGAAGACCGGGACGAAGGTAATCACAGTAAAGCCTCTGGAATGGCAGTCCTTCATAGACAACCCCAACTTCACCAAGGCCCAGAAAGACGAAGTAAAGAAACAGTACCCCGGGTACTCAGCGGGCTGGTACTCAAACAAAATCAGGGAACTGAGAAAGCAGAAGACCATGGACTATTTCAACAAGAAGTGGCCGAAGATGAACCTCAGCGACAACGACGTCGGTGACTCTGCTGGCATAGCCTACTTTGCCTACTACCGCTTGACTAAGCGGGGCTAGGGGAGTACAATGGTAGGCGTGAGACGATTTATTCGATGGTTTTGGAGCAGAACATACAGCAAGGAATATCGTGACTACTATTGCGGTTAGTGGGCATCGGCCTGAGAAGATAGAAGATAAGATAGACGTAAAGGTGTTCTTCCAGAGGGAATTTGAGCGCCTTTCACCCGAGAGGGTCATTCAAGGCTGCGCAGCAGGCTGCGACCTCTGGGCCGGTGAAGTGGCAATTGGGATGGGAATTGACCTGACCAGTGCAAAACCCTGGGCTGGCTTCCGCCCGAGACAACTAGACCGAGAACTCTACAAGTATGTCATCGACAACTCCAAGGAGGTCGTTGATGTGACTGAATACGAGAACTACCCCGGCCCATGGGTGTACCAAGTACGTAACAAGTGGATGGTTGACCATGCTGATATTGTGGTGGCTGTCTGGGACGGCACACCGGGCGGTACCGCCAATTGTGGCAACTACGCAGCCGACAAGAACATTCCTATTATACGTTACCACCCCGTACTTAAGTGGGTCAAGGAAACAAACGCACGATGGGTGTGAAACTCTATCAGTCAAAGGCTTGGCTGACGAGAAAATACCAGCGTGAGCACCTAGACGCCAAGCAAATTGCAGCGTTGTGCAACACGACTGAGGTAACAATCTGGCGCTGGCTCGACCGCTTCGGATTGATACGACACAGGAGAAACTTGAAGTGAGCAGAGAACTAATCTTCGTAGACACAGAAACTACGGGGTTTGACGCACAGACGGAGCGTCTGGTAGAATTGTCCTGGGGACGTGAGACGGGGCCGGTAAACACATTGTATTTTGGTGTCAAAGAGGTACCGCCCCACATTGATGAACTCATAGCCTTCACCGAACGTGAGATTTCTGGAATGACCTCAGCACTCCAAGAGTTCACAGATTTCTTCGACGCGACTCGTGGCAATACAATGGTATCAGCCAACCCACCATTCGACCGTTCGTTTCTAGCGGAGAACAATCTATGGCTTTTCAGTTACCGCTCGTTGGATATCGAGTCCTACGCAATGGCGAAGTTGCGGCTTGACTATGTGCCAGGAATGAAGGACATTTATGAACTACTGACCGCTCGTGGTCACACCTTAGCAGAGCCGAGGCACACGAGTTGGAGTGACGTAATGGCCCTGAGAGAAGCATACACTATTCTAAGGGTTGGATATTGATTATTGGTCTAAGCGGGTACGCCCGCAGCGGAAAAGACGAGGCCGCAAAGGTCTTGGTTGAGCACTACGGATTCCGTAGGGTGGCATTTGCAGACAAGTTGAGAGAGTGCCTGTATGAATTGAATCCTATTGTTGGAATCTCTATGTGGGATAGGGCTGAACCAGAATTCATTTTAGACATGCCAACCGACACTCATCCGAAGGTGCAAGATGTTATTGACTACTACGGATGGGACGGTTATAAGGAAACCGCATTCGGTCCAGAAATCCGCAGGCTGCTCCAACGTTTAGGTACCGAGGCCGGTAGAAAGACATTATGGGATTCTATCTGGGTAGATGCTGCATTTGCAGGACTAGAGGGTGAAGATGTTTGCGTCCCAGACTGTAGATTTGAGAATGAATACGAAGCCATAAAAAGTCGGGGTGGGGAAGTTTGGAGGATAACACGTCCTGGCGTCGGCCCCGCCAATCTACACGCATCAGAAACATCATTAGACTCAGCAGAGTTTGACGCTGTTATTGAAAATGACGGCACTCTTCTTGACCTGAAAGAAAAAGTTGTTCGGTTTGCAAATGAAAGACTCTTGTAATATAATGAGCACATGGATAAATACTGCCCAGGGTGTGACCAAGATTTAGATATATCACGATTTGGTAAGAACCGTTCTACAAAGGATGGATTACAAAGTTATTGTAAGGAATGCCGTAAGCGCCTGACACAGACCAAATATGCCCAAGCAACCAGAGAATATCAAAGAGGTTATCGACGCCAAAACAGAGAATGGTTGTCAGAGTATTCAAAGGGTCGGTATCAAGAAAACCCAGAATATTACAAACAGAAGTCGAAAGAATGGAAGGCTGCAAACCCCGAACGAAAGAAAGAGTTGGATAGGCTCTGGAATCTAAATAATCGAGAGCGAGCCAATGAAAATAGTAGGCGATGGGCTGCCGCTAACCGAGAAAAGCGAAAAGAGATTCTGCGAAAATACAATGAATCTCACCGTGAAGAACTTAGAATAAGGTCTGTGCGCTATCGAGCACAGAAGCAAGAAAATGGGTGCGTGCCATACACAAAAGAACAACTGCTGGGTAAGTTACTAGTGTGGCGATATCGCTGTTACCTATGCGATAAGCCATTAGATGATACATTGCATTGGGACCATGTAAAGCCTATATCAGCGGGCGGTATGGATATGCTCGCTAATTTAAGGCCGACTCATGGCAGATGCAATCAGAGCAAGGCGGCTCAATGGCCGCTGAAAGGAAGGTGATTTAATATGGTCAAGCCAATGCGTATTGGGTTCGACCTTGATTAGACGGGGTTCTATACAACTTCGGAAACTCCGTAAAGAGATACCTCGACCACATAGGAAAGGGTGACCTCTGGAAGTCCGGTCCAACGGAAAGACCATATTGGGACTTTTTCAAGGATTGGGGTTGGACGAGCAAGGAATTCGTAGACCTCTGCAACGCGGGAGCAGACGCGGGATTCATCTTCTGCGGTCCTTGCAGAGAGGGCGCGGTAGAGGCTGTGCAACTCGTCAAGGAACTAGGTCATGATGTTGTCATCATCACCGACCGCAGATTCGGAAGCAGCCCAGAGGTTTCTCAGAAGAACACCTACGAGTGGCTTGCACAGCACAATATTCCCTATGACGAACTGTGGTTCTCAGCAGACAAGACGGTTGTCCGAACTGACATGTTTGTAGAAGACAAAATCGAGAACTACGATGCTCTTGAAAAGGCCGGTACTGATGTGTACCTTATCAACAGAGCATGGAACTACATCGAAGGCGGTGACAACAGAAAGCGCATCCCCTCAGTCTCAGTCTATGCAGGCATAGTTGAACTGAAAACGTTTTGGGTTGCAAGAACTCAGCCACCTATGGTATAATTTACCTAGGAGGCCATCATGGTTTGCGAAATGCAGTATGGTAGCAATACCATCACACCAGGCACCTACATCAGATTCAAGAATACCCCAGGTGTCTTTAGGTTCAGAGGAATCGTTCATCAGGAAGATGAAGACAGAATTTTGTGTGTTGGACAGGAAGGAGACTACCACGCCTTTTCTGCCGCCCGATTCATGGGGCCGGTAATGAAAAGGAGCAGAAGATTCAAGTGACAAGACTACCAGAGAAGGCCGAACGCTATGAGGACATGGACAAGATTGTCGGCATGTACGTCAAGCGACAAGGCCCTACAGAAATAGCCAGGCAGACAGGATTCAAACGCGCCTATGTCGTGGAAATCCTCGATGAGTGGAAAGCCTCAGCCCGACACATGGACGAAATGCGAGACCGTGTGGCTGAGGCTATCCGTATTATGGAGGAACACTTCAACTTCCTCGTGCGTGAAGGCCACAAGACTCTCTCGCAGGTTGACGAGGAAATAGGCAACAACGGAATCGACCATCAGTTGCTATCCCAGAGGACGAAGGCGTCAGCCTTCCTGCTGGACCTGGAACAGAAGAAAATCGACACGCTACAGAAGGCCGGTCTGCTGGACGCAGCCGAGGTTGGCGACCAAGTTGCCGAAATGGAGCGTCGTCAGGGAATCATCGTTGACATTCTGAGAAATGAACTGTGCCCAGCCTGTCGTCAGAAGGTCATGCGCCGACTAGGAGAGGTAACAAATAAAACCGAGGTTGTCGTAGTGCATGAGCAATGATTTTCTAGACTATTTCAACGCCCTCAGTAATGAGGACTTCGAAGAGAAGCCGGTAGAGATTGAAGAGTTCGTAGAGTCAGACGAATTCCTGGGACTACCGCCCCTTTCTCAAATCCAGTATGAAATCATCAGGGCCGGTAGCCAGATATACAAGTATGAAACTCTAGTCTCCCTCTATGGAGAGACAAAGGCAGCAACCCGCTGGGAAGAGACATTCAACGAGGTCATTCTCCAACTAGGAAAAGGCTGCCATGCCCCGTATACACCAGTCTACAACCCAGAAACAGGCAACTGGAACAGACTTGACTCTGCTAGAGAAGATGGTCTGGTAGTTTCCGATGATGGTTCCGTCCACTACGCCACAGAATCATTCAAAGAGGGGTATGGAAGAATGGTCAGAGTCCGCACTGCTCTTGGTTTCGAAGAAGACGTTTACGTTGGGCACAAGTATCTATCATATACAAGGTCAAGGTTTTATCACAGATACAGAGGGTACCAACCGGAATACCGGCGCGTGGATGAAATTTCTGTAGGTGACAGAATTGCCATAGGTGTTGGATTTGATGTGTCTCAGCCGGTTGACATGCCTTTGGAACATGCAGAACTGATAGGGTACTGGCTAGGCGATGGGATGATGCCAACTGATAGCAACCCAACGATAAACATGGACTTCTGTGCCGATGAGACCGAAAGTATATCAAGATACGAGGCCCTTTGCATTTTCATTGGAGACAATCCGAGCAAGACCAAGCACCCAACAAAGAACCTGATATTCTTCCGGCATGGCAGAAACTCAAAGGCTGTTGCCCTGGCAAGGGAATATGGGCTGTGGGGTATGCGCTCGAAAACAAAGTGTGTTCCTGACGTTGTTTGGGCCGGTAGCAACAAGGTTGTCTCAGCCACCCTATCTAAGTTGTGGCAGACAGACGGATGCGTCTACTCAAAGAATGGACTGACAGCAGAGTTCGTCTCTGTGTCAAGGCAACTGTCCACGGACGTTCAGAGAATGCTACTCAGACTAGGTGTTCCATCTTACATTAGATTCAGAACTCCCAAGTCAAACTTTGCTAACCCATCGGAAGCGGGATATGTGACTGTCACCAGTCAGGAATGCATGAATGCATTCTTGAATGTTGTTGAGTTGCTTGACCACAAGAGGGCAGAGCCCCTTCAGAAATTAGGAAGGGTGTATGCCAGGATGCAAGAGGGCCGGTACTACGATAGAGTTGTCTCTATTGAAGAAATAGGAGAAGGTGAATACTGGACAAGAACTGTTCCTGATACCGGCAACTATCTGGGCAACGGTATGCTATCCGCGAACAGCGGCAAAGACTACACATCAGCAATCTCCTGTGCTTATGTAGTCTATCTGCTGCTATGTCTGAAAGACCCCGCCCGCTACTATGGAAAGCCGAAGAACGACCCTATTCACATTGTCAATATCGCTGTGAACAGCGACCAGGCTCGCAACGTTTTCTTCAAAAGATTTGCCGAGATTATCAAAGACTGCCCTTGGTTCGACGGAAAGTATGAGCAACTTAAATCTCCACCGTCAATGGAATTCGACAAGAATGTCATGGTCCTCTCAGGACATTCCGAGCGAGAAGCCTTTGAGGGTCTAAACTTAATATACGCGGTGTTGGACGAGATTAGCGCATTCGCGCTGGAATCCAACACAGGAAACGAGCAGGCCAACACCGCCAGCGCAACCTATGACACTTACAGTAACTCAGTAACCTCACGTTTTGCCAAGTTCGGAAAACTCATGCTGCTGTCGTTTCCTCGCTTCAAGGACGACTTTATACAGACGAAGTACAATGAGGCAATAGCGGAGAAGGAAACTCTTCAAAAAACCCATACATTCAAACTAAAGGAAGACCTCCCAGACGGAACACCAAACAACGAGTTCACAATCGAATGGGAGGAAGACCATATCATCAGATATGAGACTCCTGGCGTGTTTGCGCTCCGTCGCCCTACATGGGATGTTAACCCAACCGTAGACATAGAAGACTTCAAGATTGCCTTCTACAAGAACCCTGGAAACGCTCTAGGTAAATTTGCATGTATGCCTTCTAACCTAGAAGAGGGTTTCTTCAAGAACGTCGAGGCAATCAAGTCGGCGTTCTCCAAGATAAACGGAGTGGACGAGCATGGAATATTCCACCCCAAGTTCCAGCCGATAGAGGGAACCAAGTATTACATGCATGTTGACCTCGCCCAGAAGCACGACTACTGCGCTGTGGCTCTGGCACACGTAGACAGATGGGTTGACATTGAGGTTGGCTCAAACTATAAGGAAACTCTGCCATTCGTCGTTGTCGATGCAATCAGATGGTGGACACCCGAGCCCGGTAGGGACGTGGACTTCAAAGACGTTGTAAGTTACATCAAGGCGGTAAGGAGAAAGAAGTTCGATATCGACCTCGTAACCTTCGACCGCTGGAACTCCAACGATACCATGAAAGACCTGGAGCAAAACGGAATCAATACCGACACCCTGTCTGTGGACAAGCCACACTACGACGACTTTTTGTCCGTTATGTACGATGCTCGTCTACTTGGCCCGAATGAGCAACTTCTGAAAGACGAACTGTCCCAACTGAGAATCGTAATCAAGGGAAAGAAAGTCACAATCGACCACCCACGCTCAGGCACTAAAGATTTATCTGACGCCACTTGCGGAGCGATTTTCAATGCTGTAACATGGACCGAGAAGCCACGCAACGTGGCCGCGCAAGTCATGACCCTGGAAGACATACGCAAGGCGAACAGGCCGGTAGAGGAAAAAGAGTCCACCTTGCCTATCAAGGCACCAGCAGGCACAAAGATACCGAAAGAGTTGGAAGACTACATCTTTGCAGCCCGTATCGTCTAGGTCTTGACTCAGCCCCATTTTCATGCTATAATGTACGCGAAGGGAGGTTCTCAAATGGAGACGATGGAAGAGTTGCTGGAGCAAAGAGCATCCAGAGAAGCATTGATTTGCGAACTACGCAGACGTGACGGTGACACGTGTCAGTATCCTGGCGCAAATCACAAACTAGACTTCAGTGTCACCGAGGGTAACCAGCAGGTTACCATCGACCACTGGTTCGGTCAGGCGTGGGCATACGCGAACGGGTGGACCTACGAACAGGTCTGGGACTTGTCCAACCTTAAGTTGATGTGCAAGGGCCACAACGCCAAGAAGGGCTCACGTGTCCCAAATGAGGACGGTACCCTTCCTGAGCGTACTCGAAAGACCTTCCGCTACAGGCGGCAGAAGAGGGCAAACCGTCCTGAGGTCTGTGATTCATGTAATTCTGGTCGCAATCTGGGACCGGACGAAATATGTGCGGCCTGTGGTTCCGGCCCTATGCCGCACAGGTGGCCTAGATGGGCTAAGGTTCCAAGTAAGGAATGTTTACACGACGGTACCTTTTGGTGTTGGGCGTGTGCATCAGGTGTCATTGAACGGCCAAGTGCCACAGAGATGATATTGATAAATGGAGAAGGTGGAGACGAAGACGAAAGTCTGTCAGAAATGTCAGACAACGAAGAGTCTCTCTGAATTCCATAAGGATAATTCACGAGTTGATGGGTACTCCTACGTTTGTAAAGAATGCAGGAGTACCCACCGACATGCATATTATGAGGCAATTAAGGTTCGGCTCAAAGAAAATTATGACCCCGTAGCCCAAAGAGAGAAAAGACTTCTGCTAAAATATGGAATAACACTTGAAGATTATCAAGTAATGTATGATGAGCAGGATGGTAGATGTAAAATTTGCCAAGAAAAATTTGAGTTGCTACATGTAGACCATTGTCACGAAAGCGGGAAAATCAGGGGATTGTTATGTCAATATTGTAATACTTCCCTGGGAGGCTTCCGAGACAGTATTGAAAATTTGCAAAGGGCAATCGAATACTTAGGAGGATAGATTGACTAATCCAGATTACACCCACCTGGCCGTGGTGGTAGACAGAAGCGGCAGCATGGCAACCTGCTATAAGGATATGATTGGTGGGCTTGACACCTTCTTCGGTGACCAGGCAAGCCAGCCGGGAGACTGTCTTGTAGACTATTTCCAGTTCGACACCGAATACGAGTCGGTATTTGAGGATAAGCCGGTAGGAGTTGCTAAGGCACAACTTAGCCCTCGTGGTGCTACCGCCCTCTTGGATGCCATTGGTAAGACGGTGACGACCCTTGGGGAGAAGTTGGCTGCAAAGCCAGAAGACGAACGACCAGGCAAGGTCATTGTCGTAATCGTCACGGACGGTTACGAGAACTCGTCAAGAGAATGGACGAAGGGCTCCGTAAAGAAGGTTGTCGAGACACAGCGCAATGACTATAATTGGGACTTTGTGTTCCTTGGCGCAAACATGGACGCGGTTTCCGAGGGGGCATCCTTCGGAATGCTTCGTGGCTCTAGCCTGACGTACGACACGCATGACACTGCGGCTGCTACGGCATCGCTGTCGGCGTACACAACGCAGACTAGAAGTTTCGGTGCGGCTGCGTTCTCAGACGAAGACCGTAGGAAGAACGCCCCGAAGTCTTGACCGTACCTTAGACCCCTGGTATAATCGGGGCATCAGGGAAGCGACGGAGGGAGCCAGATACCCGCTGGCTCCCTCCCACTAGAAAGGAAAAGTATGTCTTCTGCTCTTAGAGAGCGTACAAGCGAAATCATCGAGGCCGGTAAGGCTGAAAGAGGAAATTTCGAGCCAACCGGCGTTCCTCTAGCCATGTATAACTACTGGCTTGGACACTCATTCACAGACAGGGCCAACAGGATTCGCCTGGGTATCCGTCGTGAGAACTTCTGCCATTTCTGGCGGGTAGTGGCAATCTGGGCACCCCTCATGTTCCTGGTGGTACGTCCGACAGCAATCACCGCTGATGCTTTGGCCAGGTTCTTTTCAACCAGACTCGGCCAGGCGGTAGCCATTGTGTTGTACGGCGTCCTCTTCTCCCTTATGGGACTCATAGGAGGATTAGCCCTGGTGTCATTTGTAGCCCTGACACTCCCTGTCGTCGCACTAGGACTTGTGTTGGGAATCTTGCTGGACAAGGCTGTGCCACAGACGACACAGGGTAAGGTTTTGTATGGAGGGGCAATGCTCCTGACACTACCGGCCTCTGCTCCCACCTATGGAGTAATCAAGTTCTACCGCTGGTGGCCCCGCGAGTGGACAGCGCCATTCTGGAGGGGAGTATGGTTTGCCATTGCGGGTGCTCTCGGGCTCGTGGCGGCTGTTATCGCAGTCGGTGGTTTCATTGCAGGAACCATGCAGTACGGATGGTGGTTTGTGCCCGCCCTTGCCGGTGGTATTGCGGCATTCATAGGGGTAGGAATGGTCCTGATTTCCGGTATGATGTGGCTTGGTGAGTTTATTCAAGGAAAGCGCAGAGTCGCTGTCCGTCAAAGAGAGAGCGCACGTGCCGAGGCAATTGCCGAAGGCACCTACGTCGCCCCATCGGTTAGGTTCAAGCAAAGTCTCTTTGCGAGATTCTTCAGGGGACTCGGAGACCTGATTGTCTTCGGAACCCAGGTGGCACGAGTCAAGAAATGGGGCGTATGCCCCCTCGTAGAAATCGAGCATGACAATGTGGGTGTGGGTTAACCTGCCTTATGCCTGCTTTGGCATAAAGGTCACCTGTGAGAAGGTTGTCGATGCCGCACCCATCGCTGGCTGGATGATAGGAAAAGACACAAAGTTCATCCGTGACTGGATTGTCTCAAAAGGTGGAAAGTACGTCTGCTTGACACCAGACGAGAACGCATGATACAATTGAATGAGTGGGCGTTCGTGCATTGAACTTAATGGTATTTGCTTGGCATTAGCGCATCGCGGCCACCCACGGCGGTTGACAAACCAGTAAAGGTCGGGAAGTTGAGGGTTGTAACTCCCGTCTACCGCCACCAATGCCCGGTAGTGTAATGGCAGCACGCAGCACTCTGGATGCTGAAATCTAGGTCCGATTCCTAGGCGGGCAGCAAGAAAGAATCCATGGTACAATGAATACATGGAACGAGGACTAGGGCGCTATCAGGAATTCGATGAGCGCAGCAGAAAATTCAGGGCGATAGTCGGAGTAGAAGACCTCCCCCTTCAGAACAAAATCTGGACGGTCCCTGTGTGGAACGACCAGGGACAGGAAGGTGCCTGCGTCGGCTTCGGCTGGGGACATGAACTTGCGGCCCAGCCCGCTCCCTATATGACAGACTATGATTTTTCCATGAAGATTTATCATAGAGCACAGCAACTTGACCAGTGGTTCGGTGAGGACTATGAAGGAACATCGGTACTCGCAGGAGCCAAAGCAGTAAGAGAACTGACCACCCCTACAGGCCAACCCTTGATTGAGGGATATTCCTGGGCGTTCGGCACGGAGGAACTTTGCCGAAGCCTGGCCTTCAAGGGGCCGGTAGTCTTTGGATGCGACTGGTATGAAGGAATGTGGGATACAGACGAGAATGCCTACATTCACAAAACGGGCGGTAGAGTCGGAGGCCATTGTGTCTGTCTCAACAGAGTTGTCCTAAAGAAGATAGACGCAACCAAGCCCCTGCTATGGAACAACGTGAATATGGAAACATCATTTGTCAGGGGCCGGAATAGTTGGTCTAGAGATTGGGGTTACTATGGTAACTTCCGCTTAAGTTTAGTAGATTTAGATGCATTGGTAAAGGATGGGGCGGATGCTTGTATTCCTTATGGAAGGCACTGGCTATGACCTCATTCTGGAAGGGTATGTTTGC